GCACAAGAAAAGATGGAATTTTATATGAAAATTGGGGTAAAAAAACTGAAAAAAATTTTCATCCATTTCCACTAGGAGCTTGCTCTATTCATTATATTCCTCAATTATTATCAAAATTAGTTTTAAATTGTGGGTTATTTGATATCATAGAAAAAAATGTTCAAAATCCTGAAGATGAAATTGATGCCGATTACATTTTTGATTGTAGAGGAAGACATAATAGAAATGAAGATTTATATGAAAAACTTATAAATCCATTAAATTCAGTAATACTTGGTAGAGATGATATACCTGATCCAAATTTACATTATACTAGGTGTATTGCCACTCCTGATGGATGGACTTTTGCAATTCCTAATCATGACAGCATATCATATGGATATATTTTTAATAATACAATTACAGACAAAAAAGATGCTGCTAAAAACTTAATTGATATGTTTGGAATTATTCCTGATGGGCATTTAGATTTTAAAAATTATATTGCTAAAAACTTTTTTGAGGGGGAAAGAACTATTTTAAATGGGAACCGAGGTTCATTTTTGGAACCTTTAGAAGCAACTTCTGTGGGATTTTATTTAAATGTATCTAAATATGCTTGGGATCACATTGTAGATGGAGTAAGTAAAGAAGTTTGCAATCAAAATATTAGAAAAGAAATGTTTAGGATTCAGAATTTTGTTCTGTGGCACTATCAATATGGGTCTAAGTATAATACTCCTTTTTGGGATTATGCAAAATCTTTACAATTTTCTCCAGATGAAGAATTTAATGATAAACTTAACGAAGCAAGAGAAAATAAGATAAAATATAAAAATACAGAATATTCGCAATGGGGTATTCCCAGTTTTAGAAATTGGATAGAAAACAATTAATACAAAAAATATGAAATTCACAATTTACTCAAAAGACGGTTGTCCCTATTGCACAAAAGTACAGCAGGTGCTACAATTAGCTGAGTTGCAATACGTTGTCTACAAACTAAATACTGACTTTACTCGTGAAGAATTCTATGCAGAGTTTGGAGAAGGTTCTACTTTCCCACAAGTGGTTGTTGATGATAAACATATCGGAGGATGTTCCGATACCGTTCAATATTTAAAAGAGCAAAATCTGGTTTAATGGAAAACAATCTTCACGAAATTTATTCTGACGTAGAAAAGGCCATTGACTATGCTTTTAATGGTCAATTTGTAATGAAGTTCTATGATTATCTTAAGGTGCGTGGAACTAAAAAAGTAGAAGTTGAAGAATTTATTGAAAGTTCCACTGCCAATCAACTTAATGAACTTGTATTAGAATTAGAATCTTATCTTGAAGGTGGTACTGATTCGAATCATAAGCAACTTCGTGAAGCTTATGGACATATTCCCAAACCAATGGCACGAAAAATTAAAGAATATCTTTATGGCATCTTAGAAGATGCATGGAAGTACAATCATGATAAGAGACGTGGGCGACGGAAGAAGCAAACTAAATAGAAACGAACCCCAAATAAATCGGGGAGTTGAATTACTACTAAGAAATAGAAGGAGGAGAGTATCAAAACCAAAAACTTTTCAAGTGAAGTTTGGTAAAATGATCTCTTTGTTCCGCCGAGAGTATCATTTCTTTATCGAATTTCACTTCGACATTAGGAAAAAATAACTCTCTGGAGAACTACAATGTTAGCAGTAGCACTTACCATCGGCACATTAGTTTCAATCATGTTCTTTTTTGTTGGTGGTGTAATAGGATGGATGGCAAAGGAACATTTTTATCAAACTTCGCCAGTGTATACACACCCAGAGATGTTTGACTCGAATGGAAACATCATTCCCGATGAAATTTTAGCAGTGAGATTTGAAAACGATTATGACTACGACGAAGACGAGGAAGACAACGACTGAAACAGTCACTAAACTTCCACCCAATCCATTTATGCACGAGATCTTAGATCTCGTTTCGAAACAGAAAACAAATGCAAAGAAAGTTGAAGTTCTGAAAGAGTATGAAACCGATGCGTTGAAATCGCTACTCATCTGGAACTTTGATGATTCGATTATTTCTGTTCTTCCTTCTGGGGAAGTTCCTTTTAAACCAAATGAAAACCCACTGGGTACTGACCACTCTTCTCTGAGACGTGAGTTCAAACACTTTTATAATTTTGTAAAGGGTGGTAATGATACTCTTCCCAGCCTTCGCAGAGAAACTATATTCATTCAAATCTTAGAAGGTTTGCATCCTGATGAGGCTGAAGTTTTGTGCCTTGTAAAGGACAAGCGCCTGGCAGATAAGTATAAATTGTCGATTGATATGGTTAAAGAAGCCTACCCCGATATTACTTGGGGAGGACGTTCCTGATGTGCTATGTTCTTCATCAGAAATGTGAAAAATCGGTGGCAAAAGATAAGTCTTTGCCACTGAACTCTTATCTTGTTACTTACATCTCTGATGAAGAAACCGCTTACGATATTGTAATTTGTAACAAACAAGTTGACATCTTCGATATGTATTGGGATAAATATCGTGAAGGTTTGAAGGATATAAGATGGACGGATGGAAGAGTGAATCCAAAACTTTGGCAATCTAGAACTGAAAACAAAAAGAAATGAGCGAAGGATTTAGTGAAGAAAAAATTGAAGTGTCAATTGACAAGAACAAACTTCAAGAAGTCTTAAAAGTTTATAAGAAACTCAAGAGATATCAGAAATCTAATATCTATGAGATTAAAACAATGGATGGTACAGAAAGCACGATTAAAAATCTACTGAAGGAAATGGAAGATGGGTAAGCATTATCTCTTAAATCTATATGGATGTTCATTTGTCCTTTTGGATAATGAACAATGCCTGATAGATTTACTGGAACATGCTGCAACATCTAGTGGGGCAACAGTGGTTCAAACTATTTCAAAGAAATTTGATCCACAGGGAGTCACTGTGCTTTGTTTACTATCAGAGAGTCACATCAGCATTCACACCTGGCCAGAGGAGGGTATGGCTGCCGTAGACGTTTATACCTGTGGGACTTGTGATCCTAAGATTGGGTGTGATATAATTATTGAGCAATTACATGCCCAAGATCATACTTTAAGTTACATAGAACGGTAACAAAAGTTACAAAAAAAGTATCTAATATATTATACGTTCATCCCAACAGGGACGGAAGTAAGGAAACTGAAGGAACGCAAATTTACCAAAAGTAAAGGAGCAAAACCTATGACAACAGCAACATACCGTGGAGTAAAATATAACGTTGAAGATCGCAAATTAAACGTTCTTCAAATCTTAAAAGATCAAATTGAAAAAGCAGAACGCTTGAAGCAAGCTCAACTGCAAATGAAAGGATGATTTTTAGGAGGGTTTACACCCTCCTTTTTTTGTGGTAAAATTGATGTAGATAATACTATCTTATGGACAGAGACAAACTAAAACTAATTGTTCGCAATCTTGAGTTGCTTGTTGAGTCATTGAAATCTGAAGTTTACTCAGATACTCAAAGTTACATGGAATATGATAAAATTACAGCAGCACTTTCTGATTATGATGAGGTGTTTGAAGACGATGATGGTTACCCCGATTGATTAAATGACAGTAAAACTTATTTCGATTACGCCAGATGCCGAAAAGACAATGGCATATGTTGCGAGAGTTAGCAATCCTGCGAATCAAGACAACGAAAACTATGCCAAGTTGCTTGCTTATTGCATTAAGCATAATCATTGGTCTGTTTTTGAGCAGTCTTTTATGACTCTTGAGATCGAAACGAACCGTGGTATTGCAGCTCAAATTCTGCGCCACCGTTCTTTCACATATCAGGAATTTTCGCAACGTTATGCAGATTCTTCTCTGTTGAGTGAAAAGATTCCTGTTCCAGAACTTCGTCGTCAGGATACCAAGAACCGACAGAATTCTATTGATGATATTGGTGAAGATGTAAAGCAGAGATATGAATCTTTGATTGAAAATCACTTTAGAGATGCAATGGCACTCTATCAAACTATGCTTGATGAGGGAATTGCTAAAGAGTGTGCAAGGTTTGTACTTCCTCTGGCAACGCCAACACGCATCTATATGACGGGATCATGCCGTTCATGGATTCATTATATCAATCTGCGTTCTGCAAACGGAACTCAGAAAGAGCATATGGATATTGCCATTGCCTGCAAAGAAGTTTTCAAAGAGCAGTTTCCTTCAGTGGCAGAAGCCCTAGAATGGATCTAAATAACATTACATATTATTACACATTATGCCAACATATCCAGTCAAGAATTTGAAGACGGGTGAAACACAAGAACTCTACATGTCCATGATCGAATACGATCAGTGGAAAAAAGACAACCCAGATTGGGACAAGGATTGGTCTCAGGGTTGTGCTGGAGTAGGAGAAGTGGGTGAGTGGGCAGACAAGCTCATTCAAAAGAACCCAGGGTGGAATGATGTACTCAG